GGCTAATCCAGAACTCTTTACACATTTAATGTTTATTGATTCTGATATAGGATTTAATGGAGATGCAGTTTCTCGTATGGTATTATCTAATTATGATGTAGCTTGTGGAGTATATCCTAGAAAATCTATTGATTGGGAAAGAATACCAGAATTATGTAAAAAAAGTAATGAAAATATAGAACAAAGAGCTTTAGGATATAATTTAAATTTTTCTAATCCAGATAACATTGAAGTAGATAATGGCTTTACTGAAGTAATGGATGCTGCAACTGGATTTATGTGTATAAAAAAAGAAGTTTTTAGAAAAATGATAGAAGCTTATTCTAACCTTAAATACACTAGTGATCAAATTATTAATGGTAAAAAGTATGGAAGTAACAATTGCTACGCATTTTTTGACTGTATTATTGATGAAAAAAGTAATAGATATTTATCAGAAGATTATGCTTTTTGTAGATTATGGCAAAAAATAGGCGGTAAAATACATGTTGATCTTCGCAGTCCTTTAACGCATTATGGAACTTATCCATTTGCAGGACATGTATGGACTAAATTTAAGATTGACGAAGAAGTAAAAGTGGAGAATAAAAATGGCAATGACATACAGCAGTCTAAAGACTGATATACAAACATGGGCAGAAAATACAGGTACTGATTTTAATAATCAATTAGATACTTTTATAGATAATGCATTTTCTTCATTATCAAGAGATATTGATCCTGTTGGTTTTAATGAAAATGTAACTACAACAGCAATAATAGGAGATAGATTTGTAAATCTTCCTACTACTATTGAACCTATGTTATTTAATTATTTAACTATAACTGTTGGTACAGAAGTTGTTTATTTAGAAATGAAACCATTAGCTTTTTGTCAAGAATATTGGCCAGATGTATCTCTTCAAGGTCAACCTAAATATTTTGCTAATTTTGATGATGATCGAGTATATTTGGCACCAACACCAGATCAAGCTTATACACTTAAATTAGGATATCAAGGAAGAATTAATCCATTATCTAATAACAATACTACTAATTGGTACACCGAAAATATACCAGATGTTTTATTATTTGGTTGTTTAGCTCAAGCAAATCTCTTTACAAAGAACATGGAAGATTATACTATATACCAAAATTTGTATAATACAAGAGTTACCACTGTAAATAACGAAGCTCGTAGAAGAAGAAGAACAAACTATAAGTTTCCCGGTAGCCCTGTTGGTACAAACACATTAACTGGAGGACAATAATATGGCAATAACACAAGCGATTTGCACAGTATTTAAACAAGATTTGATGTCGCCTGGTGGAAACCTTGAAGCTCAAACTCTTAAATGTGCACTATACACTAATGCGGCAACTTTAAATGCAACTACATCTGTTTACATAACTGCAAATGAAGTTTCAGATGGTGGTGGTAGTAATTATACTACTGGAGGAAATGCATTAACTAATGTTGCAATTTCTGTAGATGGAACTACAGCTATTTTTGATGCGGACAATGTTTCATTTCCAAATGCAACAATTTCTGCTCAAGCTGCACTTTTATATAATGCAAATAATGCTAATTCTGCAATTGCAGTTTTAGATTTTGGAGGAGTTAAAACTTCAACGAACGGAACTTTTGAATTACAGTTTCCAACTGCTAATGCTAGTGCTGGTTTAATTAGAATAGCTTAAAGGAGTACTACTTATGGCTGCACTCATCATTAATGATAGAGTTAAAGAAACAAGTACTACTACTGGAACAGTTACTTTTGAGTTAGCTGGAGCTTCACAAGGTTTTGAAACTTTTGTTGCGGGTATTGGTACAGGTAATAAAACTTATTACTGTATTACTAATTCAACTCAAACAGAGTTTGAAGTAGGTATTGGTACAGTGACTGATGCAACTCCAGATACTCTTTCTAGAGATACAATTATTTCCTCTACTAATTCAGATAACAAAGTAAATTTTGCTGGAGGAGAAAAAGATGTATTTTGTACAATTCCAGCTAAAAAAGCAATGTCTCCAGTTATGACAGCTACAGGATATGTATTAACACATTCTTCTACATTAGATGAAGATCAAACTTTAGATTCAGGAGTTTTAGCAGGACCAGTTACAGTAACTGGAACACAAACAATAACAGGGACATTAGTAGTAATTTAATGAGTAAAATAGAAGTAGATACAATTGATAAACAAAGTGGTTCGACCTTAACTTTAGGTGGTTCTGGTACAGCTGTAACTTTAGCTTCTGGAGCAACACAATCTGGTTTCGGAAGAACTGGAACAGTTGATTGGCAAACAACAATTAAAACATCTACATTTACTGCAGTTAGTGGAGAAGGATATTTTGTTAATACAACAGGCGGTGTTGTTACAGTTAATTTACCGGCAGCTAGTGTTGGAGATATAATTTCAGTTAAAGATTATGCACAAACATTTGATTCAAATAAATGTACAATTGCTGCAAATGGTTCAGAAAAAATAGAAGGTATAACTAATGATTTAGATTTAACTACAGAAGGTGTAGGAGTTACATTAGTTTATGGTGATTCTACAAAAGGCTGGCAAGCAGTTTCTAGTAATGAAGTTGCAAATGCAGTTAAATATATTTGTGCGTCAAGTCCTTGTGTTGCAACAGTTGGAGATTATAAAATTCATACATTTACAGGTCCTGGTACTTTTACAGTTAATTGTGCTGGAAGTGCAGCTGGATCTAACACGGTAGATTATTTAGTTATTGCCGGTGGTGGCGGTGGTGGATCAAGAAGAGGTGGAGCAGGTGGAGCTGGAGGTTATAGAGAATCAGTTCCTAGTCCAGCTGCTTGGACATCAAGTCCAATTGCTAATCCAGGTGGAGCTTTACCTGTAAGTGCTCAAGGTTATTCAATTACAGTAGGCGGTGGTGGAGCAGGAAATCCTGTACCTGGTCCAAGTCAACCATCTACTCAAGCTATTCAAGGAACAGCTTCAACATTTTCAAGTATTACATCAACTGGTGGTGGTTTTGGAGGAAATAATACTCCTCCAAGTCAAATGAATGGTGGTACCGGCGGTTCAGGTGGTGGCGGTGGAGGTCAATTTTGTGCTCAAGCAGGAGCAGGTAATACTCCACCTACAAGTCCAGCCCAAGGTTTTAATGGAGGTACTGGAAATACACCTCCTTATGGACCAGGTGAATATGGCGGCGGCGGTGGTGGAGCTACAGCTGTTGGAACTCCAGGTACTTTACAACAAGCTGGACCTGGTGGTGCTGGTGCAGTAAGTGAAATAAATAATTCACCAGTTCAAAGAGCTGGCGGCGGAGGCGGAGGTGCTGATGGAGGACCAAATGGTGCTCCTACTAGAGGATCTGGTGGAGCTGGCGGCGGTGGACAAGGTGGTTACCCTGGAAGTAATCCGGGAAGTGCAGGAACTGCTAATACTGGCGGCGGTGGCGGCGGAAGTGGAGGTGGTGCTCCAACTAATGGTGGTAATGGTGGTTCAGGTTTAATAATAATAAGGTATAAATTTCAAAATTAAATAAATTATGAGTAGTATAATAAAAGTAGATAATATTCAAGATCAAAGCGGTAAGAACATTATTAACGAAAGTTCTAATACAATAACTCTTGGCGCTAGTGGTGATACTATTGCTTTAGCATCAGGTGCAAGTCAAACAGGTTTTGGAAGAACTGGAACAGTTGATTGGCAAACAACAGTTAAGACAGGAGATTTTACAGCAGTATCAGGAGAAGGTTATTGGGTTAATACAACAAGTGGTGCTATTTCAATGACTCTTCCAGCTTCACCAAGTGCAGGTGCAATTGTTTCTGTTAAAGATTATGGAGAAACTTTTGATACAAATAATTTAACAGTTGTAAGAAATGGTTCAAATTTTAATGGAGGATCTTCAATTAATCCTGTATTTGATACAGAAGGTGCTTTTTTAACTTTTATTTATGCAGATGCAACAAAAGGTTGGTTAGTAACTGATTCTTCTGCTGATACAACAAGTGCTACTAATATTTTTATAAGTGCAACAGGTGGAACTGTTAAAACTTGCGGTAATTTTAAAACACATATTTTTACTGGTCCAGGAACTTTTTGTGTTTCTGCTGGTGCAGGACCTGTAGCTAAAGTAGATTATTTAGTAATAGCAGGTGGTGCTTCTGGTGCAACAGGTTGTGCTGGAGGAGGTGGTGGAGCTGGCGGATTTAGGGTAGCTAATTCTGTAGGTTGTGTTCCTGCACCAGAAATGTCGCCTTTAATTGCTCCAGATGGTCTTCCAGTTACAATTCAAGGATATTCAGTAGTAGTTGGTGCCGCAGGTGCTGCAACTACAGGAGGACCAGGAACTCCTTCTCCTGCTGGTAATGATGGATCTGTTTCAACTTTTTCAACAATAACATCTGCTGGTGGTGGAGCTGGCGGAGCAGGAAATCCTGGTGGAACTCCTACTCCTAGTCCATCAACTCCAAATGCAGGTCAACCTGGAGGATCTGCTGGTGGCGGTGGACACTCGGGTGGTGTTGGAGGAACAGGAAATACTCCACCTGTAAGTCCTGCTCAAGGAACTAATGGAGCTGCATCTCAACCAATAGCTGATGATAGAGGTGGCGGAGGAGGTGGAGCTGGTGAGGCTGGTTCAGCTGGAAATCCGAATAAAGGTGGTAATGGTTCTTATGTATCTGATACCTTTATAGGAGGATGTGCTCCTTCTTATGGAGATCCAAGTCCAGTTGGTAATACAAGAGCTTTTGCTGGTGGTGGCGGAGGAGCTTCAAGAAACAATCCTGGAAGTGAAAGCGGAGGTGCTGGCGGATTCGGTGGTGGTGGATCAGGTGGTGCAAATGCAAATGGAAATGACGCAACAACTAACTCAGGTAGTGGAGGTGGAGGAGCTTCTCAACCAGGTTCTCCAGCAAGAACAAGTGGAGCAGGTGGCTCTGGAATAGTTATGATAAGGTATAAATTTCAATAGGTAAATTATGAGTGAAGTAAAAGTAAATAAAATAAGTCCAAGAACAAATTGTGGAACAACTACTTTAGGAGATAGTGGAGATACATTTACATTACCTTCAGGTGGTACAATAACAATTGCATCAGGTGCAACAATAACAAATCAAGGAACTGCCAATGGTTTTGGACAATCAGGTTCTGTTAATTGGCAACCAGGATCAATTAAAACATCAGATTTTACAGCAACTGCAGGCGAAGGTTATTTTGTAAACACAACAGGTGGAGCTATTACAGTAACTTTACCAACAGGATCTGCAGGTGCAATACTTGGTTTTAAAGATTATGCGAGTACATGGAATACAAATTCAGTAACATTAGATTTAGCTGGTACAGATAGATCAGATGGTTCTACTACAAACCCATTATTATCAACTTCTGGTGGAGCAGTAACATTAGTTTTTGTAGACGCAACACGAGGTTGGTTAGTAACAGATGATGGTACACAATCTTCAGCACAATCACCAGAATATGTACTTGCAACAGGAGGAACTGTAACTAATTCTCCTTGTGGAAATTTTAAAATTCATAAATTTACTGGTCCAGGAACTTTTCAAGTTACATCAGCAGGAAACGCTGCCGGATCAAATTCAATAGATTATTTAGTAGTTGCTGGTGGTGGAGCTGGTGGATATGCTAACGGTGGTGGCGGTGGCGGTGGAGCTGGTGGATTAATATATTCAGCTACTACATATTGTAATCCTACTCCTTGCGGTGGTGCTGCAGCACCAACTGGTTTACCAGTTGCAATAGCAAGTTATCCTGTAACAGTAGGCGCTGGTGGTGGAGCAAAATCAGGTGCACCAGATTATAAACAAGGTGACAATGGCTCTAATTCAGTATTTGCAGGTACATCGACAATTACTGCTGCCGGTGGCGGCGGAGGCGGAGGCGGATGTACTCCTCCTACTTGTCAAGGTGCTAATGGTGCAAAAGGAGATAACGGTGGTTCAGGTGGTGGCGGTGGTAAAACATCTAATCCTGGTGGTGGAGTTGCAGCTGAAGGAGGTGCAGGTAATACTCCTCCTGTAAGTCCTGTTCAAGGTACTGCTGGTGGTTTAGGAGGTATACCAAATCCAAATATTGGTGGTGGCGGTGGCGGACACGGTACAGCTGGTCAACCAGGTTGTGGTGGAACTCCCGGTAGTAGACCAAATGATGGTGGTGATGGTGGTGCAGGTTCTGTTATAAAAATTGATAACTCTTGTACTGCATATGCAGGCGGTGGTGGCGGACAAGCTGAAGGTCAACCAGGTCCAGCTCAAGGTTCTGGTGGTAACGGTGGCGGTGGTGCTGGTTCTCAAACTGGAAGTACTGCAACATCTGGAACAGCGAATACTGGAGGTGGTGGTGGCGGTGCTGACTCTCTTCCTTCTGGTCAAGCAAGTGGAGCAGGTGGAAGTGGTATTGTGATTATAAGATATAAATTTCAAAATTAGTGATTGAAGTAGATTTACATCGTATATATTTTATACGTGATAATATAATTAATCTAAATATAGAATTTTTAAAAAATGATTGTTTAAAATCTTTTAAAGAAAATAATCGTATGTCAAAAGATATTAGTGACACAAGAAACGAAGATTTAATAATACCTAAATCAAAAGTATTTGAAGAATTGATTAATATTATTAAAGATAAATTTTATATAAGATATTCAAAAGCTTTAGAACTTGTTAATTTTTGGGGTCAAGTACATGAACAAAATGAATCTACTAATATGCATGATCATGTTGATTGTTTTGATATAAAAAACTCACCAGATTTATCAGGAGTATATTATATAGAAGTTCCTAAAAATTCTGGAGACATTGTATTTCAATGGCCTATTAATAAATATAATCAATATAAAAGATGGTGGTTTCTC